CCAAAGGGAAATGGGAGAATGAACATCTACTCGTTGCTGGACGTGAAGCTGAAGGAATACGGGCCTCTCGTCCTGGCTAACAACGATGCTTCGGTGCGTCGTGCTCTGTGCGATGGGATTCCCGGCTCGGGCGGGACCGTCGCCAAGTATCCGGAAGACTTCAACCTGATGTTGTTCGGTCACTTTGACGTTGAGACGGGTCAGATAGTCCCGGAGGTGGTTCCCCTCCTGGTGGACAACGTCGGCGTCATCCTTCCCCCTCGAGTAGGAGCTCCCGATGCCCGGCAGGGTTAAGAGCGTCGAAGCATCGCGATTCGCGATGGTGCCGCGGAACGACGTTCCGCGGTCTGCTTTCACGGTCCAGCATGGCCACAAGACCACGTTCAACGCTGGCTATCTGGTTCCGGTTTTCGTGGACGAGGTGTTACCTGGGGATTCCATCAAGGTGGACATGACGGCTTTCTGCCGGCTGTCCACGCCCCTCGTCCCGATCATGGACAACCTCGAGCTCGAGTCTTTTTTCTTCTTCGTTCCCAATCGCCTGATTTGGGAGAATTGGGAACGGTTCATGGGCGAGCAGAATTCGCCCTCGGACACTACCCAGTTCCTGACTCCGTACGTCGAGATTCTGACGGCGGATTTGGCGCCCGGGTCGCTTGGCGACTACCTGGGCGTGACTCTCAACAACTCCGCGAACACCCTTCGCGTGAGTGCGCTCCCATTCCGTGCGTACAATCGCATCTGGAACGATTGGTTCCGGGACGAGGACCTCGAGATCAAGATGTTCGAGCTCGTGGACGATGGTCCCGACACGATCACTACCGGTGGCTACGGCGTTAACTACCGGTGCAAGCGGCACGATTACTTCACGACGTGCCGCCCGTGGCCTCAGAAGCCCTTCCAGGGCAACCAGCTGCCTTCAACGATGGCCGGGGCGTCGATGCCCGGCCTCAACGCTGGATTCGAGGCCTACACCAAGGGGGACTACGGCGGTGAGGGGATCGGAGCTCCCCTGCGTGGCTTTGGCGTCCAGGCGGGCGCCGCTGCGATCGGTCCCGTGACCCTGAAGGAATCGGGGAATCGGGCCGGCGCGTACGCCCAGGTGTTCGACACCGCGTCTGCCACGCCCATGTACGCCCGCGTCTCGGCGGGCGGCTATCCGGATCTCCGGATTCTGGTCAACGACATGCGGACCGCGGTGATGGTCCAGCAGATGCTCGAGCGTAATGCTCGAGGCGGGACACGTTACGCGGAGCTCGTTCGATCTCACTTCGGCGTGATTTCGCCGGATGCTCGTCTTCAGCGTCCCGAGTTTCTCGGGGGCGGTCGTACCATGATTCAGGTCAATCCCGTCGCTCAGACGTCGGCGTCTGGCGTGGCGGGCACGACCACGAAGCTCGGCGAGCTCGCTGCGATTGGCAGCGGGATGGCGACGGGTCATGGGTTCTCTCAGAGCTTCACAGAGCACGGGATCATTCTCGGGCTCGTGAACGTCAGGTCGTACCTGACGTATCAGCAGGGCAACCATCGGATGTGGAACCGCCGGACCCAGTTCGATTTCTACTGGCCGGGGCTCGCTCATCTGGGCGAGCAGGCGGTTCTTTCGCAGGAGATTTTCGCGGACGGTTCGGCCGACGACGTGACGGTCTTCGGCTATCAGGAGCGGTGGGCTGAGTACAAGTTCAAGCCCTCGAGGACGAGCGGGTTTTTCCGCTCGACCGACCCGACTCCGCTCGACATGTGGCACCTGGGCGAGAAGTTCGCTTCTCGCCCTGCGCTGAACACGGTTTTTATTCAGGAGAATCCTCCGGTGGATCGTGTTCTTCAGGTGGCCACCAACTTCGGGGAGCAGTTCCTTTTCGATTCGCTCTTCGATATCCGGTACGTCCGCTGCATGCCCATGTATTCGATTCCCGGGGTCTGGGGTGGGCGGCTCTGATGCCCATCCCCGGTTTCGTGATTCCGGCCGTGATTGGAGCGGCTACATCGCTCCTGGCTAATCGTCAGAACGTGCGAGAGGCCGAGAAGTCACGGGAGTTTCAGAAGCAGATGTCCGACACCGCGCATCAGCGTGAGGTTGCGGACCTGCGTCGCGCCGGGTTGAACCCGGTTTTATCTGCCCACGGGTCGGGCGCCTCTACCCCAGGTGGAGCTCAGGCCAGGGTCGAGGACATCGGTGAGGGCGCTTCTCGAGGCGTCGCGTCGGCCTTAGCCGTCCGCCAGGCGGAAGCTCAGATCGACCTTACTCGAGCCCAAGCCGAGAACATCCGTGGGCAGACGTTCGATTTGCAGACCCAGGCCGCGTCTGGCCGGTACGACCTGATCGCTCAGCAGGTCCGGTCTGCTACTTTCTCGGCCGACCAGGCCGAGAAGCTCCTCCCCATCATCGTTCAGCAGGCTAAGGCTGAGCTCCAGCTCAAGCTTTCGTCCGCTCGAGCGACCAAGGCGGCCGCGCTGCTCGACGAGCTGGCGGCCACGGGAGCGTTCAACGAGCAGGCGTTTCAGAAGATGGTAGGTACCGGTGGCAAGTGGCTCACGCTGGTCGGTGAGCTCCAACGGACCCTCAAGGGGAGGAAGTGATGGTCAAGGCCAGCAAGCAAGGGGCAGGGGAGTTTGGCATTCCCCTGGATGGTTCTCTCCGGTCGTACGACTCCGGAGAGGTTTCGGATTTCACGGCCAAGGACACGGGCCGTGAGTCGCTGGTTCAGCAGCATTTCGCCGACGAGGTGGATATCAACACCATCGTTCGGCGGTTCGGTTTGACCCGGGAGCTCCCGCTCGGCATCGCCGGCGGAGTGTACGGGGATTTCACTGGTATTACGGACTACGACAGCGCCCTCGAGCAGATCGAGCGGGCGCGCGCGGGGTTCATGGCGCTCCCGGCTGAAGTGCGGGAGCGTTTCGACAACAACCCCGGGAAGATGATTTCCTTCGCTCAGTCCGTTTCGGAGCAGGAGTTTCAGGCGGCGTTCCAGCCGCCTCCTGCGCCTGGAGGCGTTGAACCGCCTCCGGTTTCGGATTCTTAAGACGAGTCCGACGATGTACGATTCGGGAGTTTGAATCGTACTTCGGCGGCTCGTTGGGCCGGGGGGTTTTTCCCTTCCCCCCGGCCCTGTTTTTTGTCTGCGGCCCTCGAGGCTCTGTCAAGCTCTTGACTTTTCGTTATGGCCCTACGTGCGATCTAACGCGTGATTTGGCCTCCTACGTATTCTTCTCTATTGACTTTCTACCTATGCCTCTAAAAGGGCCGCATTTGGCTTATGAGCATCGTGGATGCTCTACCCTCATTGCCCATCGGGCATGTTCGCCCTCGTCAGTCCTGGGCGATTTTGGCTCGTTTCCGCGCTTCGGTTGCGCTACGGGCCTACGTACACACAGATTCCCTCTTGTCCCTCTGTGTGCGCACTGACAGCCCTCTTTCTCTGGAGGTCCCGTGCATCGGCGACCGGTGAACAAGCGCCGTTCGGCGCGTTCGTTTCGGAAGGCGGTAGGGAAGACCCAACCCAAGAACCTGGCTCGGCCGGGTCGGGGAGGTTTTCGGCTGTGAGTTGCTTTCATCCCCTCCAGGCATTTCGGACGCCTGGGGGGGATGTCTGCATCGGCGCCGTCGTTCCTGGCGATTGCTGGAAGCTCGAGCTCCCATGCGGTCGCTGTATCGGCTGTAAGCAGGATCGAGCTCGAGCGTGGATGCTCAGGATTCAACATGAGGCGCAGCTGTACGACTCCAACGTCTTCGTGACGTTGACGTACTCGGATTCAACCCTTCCCGCCTCGAGGTCCCTCGAGTATCCGCACTTCCAAGGTTTTATGAAGCGTCTTCGGTATCATCTCGAGGGCGTCAGTGCGTTACCGGATGGCAGCAAGCCCATCCGGTTTTTTGTTGCGGGGGAGTATGGGGACGCCAACCTGCGCCCCCATTGGCACGCGATCTTGTTCAATTGCCGGTTTCCTGACACCCGGCAGATGCTTCACGGGAAGCTCGTTTCCGCTCAGCTGGAGGAACTATGGGGCCTCGGATTCGCCGATTTAGGCGCGTTTACTCCGGCCCGAGCTGCGTACGTGGCGGGTTACACTCGGAAGAAGGTTCATGGTTCGAGAGCTGCCGATCATTACGAGGATGTTGTGAATGTGAGGACTGGCGAGCTCAGCTCGAGGCGGCCGGAGTTCGCTCAAATGTCGCGTGCTCCAGGGATCGGAGCGCTGTGGTTTCAGCGTTTCGCGGGAGACTTATTCCCTCGAGACCGTGCGGTCGCGGATGGCAAGGAATGGAAGGTGCCCCGCTTCTATCTCGAGCGCTGGAAGCGGACGGCTGACCCTGCGCTCGTTGAGGAGATTCTCCATGCCCGTTACCTCAAGGCTCAAGAGAGTCGCGAGGAGAATACGCCGGAGAGGCGTGCTGTTCGTGAGGAGCTCGCTTTGCGTCGAGCTGCTCGTCGGCCTCGCGAGCTCTAGGTGGCCGTTGGTGTGCGTGACCTGATTTCCGGGATTTACCCGGATCTACTCTCACCAAAGGGAAATGGGAGAATGAACATCTACTCGTTGCTGGACGTGAAGCTGAAGGAATACGGGCCTCTCGTCCTGGCTAACAACGATGCTTCGGTGCGTCGTGCTCTGTGCGATGGGATTC